TTTTAAATTAGATAAAGTTGTTGGATGTTTAGTTAGTCATGAACATAAGGATCATTCAAAAGCAATAAATGACTTAATTAAAAATGGAATAGATATATATTCCTCTAAGGGAACTTTTAAAACATTAGGCATAGAAAACTATAGAAGTAAAGTTATAAAGTCTAATAAGAAGCAGCAAATAGGAAATTTTACAATTTTACCATTTGATGTAGTACATGATGCAGAAGAACCACTTGGATTTCTTATAAAACATCAGGACATAGGAACTTTATTATTTATAACAGATACCTGTTATTGTGAATATAACTTCAGGAACATAGATAATATCTTAGTTGAATGTAATTATATAAAAGAAAATCTAGAAGAATATTGCATAGAAACAAGTTTAAGTGCACGTATAAAAGATACACACTTTGAACTTGAAAATGTAATTGAGTTTTTAAAAGCAAGTGATTTAAGTAGAGTTAAAAATATAATGTTACTACATTTAAGTGAAAAACATGGAGATGATGTAGTAATGAAAGAAAAGGTAGAAGAGGTAACTGGAATACCTGTTACTATAGCAGAAAAAAGCACAGAAATTATATTTTAGGGGGTAAAAGATGATAAAAGCAATCGTAAATAATGGAAAAGTAGAGGTAAACATAAAAGGTGAAGACAGAGCAGAAATGTTGACTGAACTAGCATATTTAAACTATGGAGCTCTAAAAGGAATGGCAGATGAATGTGATATAAGTGAAACAAAATTATTAAAAATCTTAACTACATCAATAGAAAAAATAATACAACTAAGAAGTAAAGATATAAAAATCAAATCACATACTGAAACAGAAGAAACAAACATAGAAGAAGCTTTAAAAGGTGCAATAGAAAAGCTTGCAGAGTTATTAAAAGACAAGGAGTAACTATGAAAGAAAGAGTAGGAAATATAAGAAAGATAGATAAATTAGGAAGAGTATCTATACCTGCAGAATTAAGAAGATTGTTACACATAAATAGAGAAACTCTTCTGACAGTAGAGTATGATTCAATTTTAAAAGAAATAAGAATTATACCTTTAAAAGAAGAAAATTAACTAATAAATATCCTAGGAGGCGTAAAACCTCCTGGGGCTATGAAAAGGTGATGAATATGGGAGGCAAAATAGCAACTGATTTAGAAATAAGAAAGTTAAAAAGATTGTATAAAAAAGGTTATAGTGCATTAGAAATAGCTTACAACATAAACAGACCTATTTCCTTTGTAAAAAAATATATAAAGAAAATAGAAAATAAAAAATAGTAAAATCTTGAAGGGGGTTAATATAATGGGAAGACCTTTTGGAAAAGTTGACAAACAAGATTTAGTAGGAAAGAAAATAGGAAAGCTTACAGTTGTAGAGTATGCTGGAAAAAGAAATACAGGAAAAATAAAATACGATTATTACTTATGTAAATGTGAGTGTGGAAATAAAAAATTAGTAGTTAGATCCAGTTTACTAAAAAAGAAAGTAAAAAGTTGTGGATGCTTAAGAACAAGTAAAAATATTAAAAATGCATTTGTACCAAAAGTACAAAAATTAGAAAAAACTAATGGAAATACAATTAAAGTTTATAAACTTAATCCAAATGAGCTAGATGCATATTTAAAAGAGTTAAAGACGAAAGAAGTTCAATATGCTGGAGTTAGAGGATGGTGATAAAGTGAAAGTTTTTCAATACGTAGCTCTTATGAGTAAAGGCAGAATAGAGAGTGATAAAGACCAGGTATTTAAATATTTAGTTGAAAACTTAAAAAGCTCTTGTGATGTTATAACTGATTTAATACAAATAGACTTATGTAAAAGTGATTTTTATATAAAAAATTGTACAAAATTTAAAAGTTGCAAAGATTGTTTAAATTACTTTTTAGACTGGGAGGTTGATTATGAAGAAGTGCAAAGAATGCAATAGAGAATATGAAGATCCTCAAACTGTTGGAGACTTCTTTGGAATATGCGATGAGTGTTATAAAGAAGAGTACAAAAAAATAGAATACAACAAATATATAATGCCTCTTCTAGCTGAAAATCATCTTTCTACTATAGAACAAATGATGAAAGTAACAGAAGAACAAGCTGAATTTATTGGAGCGGTAGCAAAATTCGAAGCAGAAAGTGGAACAAATGAAGAAAAAGAACATATAATCGAAGAATTCTTTGATATGATTCAAGCATCTTTAGGGCTTTTAGACAAAATGGGGTTAATTAATCTCTTAGAAGAAGGTCGAATAAAACATATAGCAAAGTTAATCGAAAGAGGTTGGGAGTTCAAGAAAATGCTATAAACATTCAAGAAAATTATTTTATCTACAAAATTAAAATAATGAGGTGGAATGTTTGAATAAAGATGTTATGGAAGAAACAGAAATGATTTTAAAAAACATGAAATTTATAACTATCTATATACAGCAAAAGGAAGAACATATAAAAAAGATAAAGGACGGAGATAGGGGGGCGATAAAGGCAGTTTGTAATGATATGGTTAAATCTTCTCCAACTCATGCAATTAATAGACCTATAGAAAATGAAGTTATAAGAATAGATGATTTAATTGCAAAAGTTGAGGGAGATATATTTGAACATAAAAAAAAAAGAAAGGTGATATCAGAAGTGTTTAAAAGCATGAGTGAAAAACAAAGAAAGATATTTAAATATATTTACTTTGAAGAAAAAACTCTTAAAGATATTGCCGAGGAGTTTGATTGTACAATAGCAAATGTACATTACATTAAAAAGAAAATAATCGAAAAAATGGCAGTAGCCTTATTTGGCCAAGATGCATTGAAAGGGGAAGAAAAATGATAATACATAAATCAATAATACATGTACTAGATACAAATAGTGATGCTCCAATATTAAATGACTATGAATGTAAAAATAGTTTAGAAGTAGATAAGTTTTTTCAAAAGATAATAACTAGAGTTTTAAAAGATGATGATCTAAGAAAAGCAAAATTCAAAGATTACAACGATAATATCGTAAAAAATTGCTGTGAACAAATAATTTACGATGAAAAGACATTCTTACAAAACTCAAAAGAGATAGCAGCATATTTATTTGAAGTAATGCAACGAAATAATGAAATAGATTCTTGTGATTTAGCAATATGTTTATACAGTGTTAAAGATGAAAAAAATGTAGCAATTATAAAACTTGATTATAAAAAACTTTATACTCATTCAATAGAATATGTAGAAGATAAATTTAACATACAAATCGCATCAAATGAGATAGGTATACCTGAAACAGGCCGACAAAAGCAATGTGTAATAGTTGGACCTAATGGAGTGAATGATTATTATCACTTTAGATTATTAGACAAAGATGCAGAAAAGGACCAACTAGAAACTAAATTTTTAACAGAGTTTCTAAATGCTGAAAAGATAGAAGATGATAAATATAAAACAAAAGTATTTAAGAAAACTGCAGATAACTGGATAACAAATGCAATATCAGAAGATTTGAAAATGGCCGAAGATATAAGAAGTATGCTTAATTATACTTTAAAAGAAAAAGAAACTCTAGATGTTAAAAAATTTGCTGAAAATAGTATTCAAGACAAAGAATTACAAGAAAACTTTAACGAGCAAATGGAAGATAGAGGTTTAACTGAAAACTTTGAAATAGACAAGAAATGGATTGAAAAGAAACTTAAAAACAGAAATATAAAAACTGATACTGGCTTTAGTATAAAAGGAAAGTTAACAGATTTTGAAGATCCAATGAAATACAGCTTTAGAAAAAACGAAAAAGGAACATTCGACATAGTATTAAAAAATATAACTTTTTATGAGGAAAAATAAAATGAAATTAACAAAGAAACTATTAGATAAAAAAATAAAAGATTACGAAATAGAAGCAAATCATGATTTAACTTACAGAGAGTGGATAGAAATGTTAGAAGATGAATTTGAAATGGAGCACAGGGATTTAGATAGTATGTCAGATTATGAATTAGACGAGTACGATACATTTTTATTCGAATTAAGTTTGAAATAAGTGGAGTGAAAAAGATGAATAATAAAATAAACACATTAGATTATTTGATTCAAAGTACAAAAGAAAAGTTTAGATTACTAGAAAATTATAATATAGCTTTAGAAAACTATGATACAAATGGAGATAACAATTATATATATCTGGAAAAACCAAGTAAACAATCTATAAAAGATAACTTGAAATTAATCAGACGAATTACATTAGAAATAGAAAAAGAACTTTAGAAAGGATTTAAAATGGCTAAAAGAGATAATTGGAAACACACATTAATGTTTAATTGTAATGTTAAATTAAAATGTGACGATGAAATATTAAAATGTAAATACACAAAACACCAATGGAATATAAATGGAGTTGATACAGGCAAAGGAGTACTTAGTTTAATAGAAGAGTTAAGAGAAAAATATAAAACAATTACAATTTTATGGAAAAGACAATTCTAGGTGAATAAAATGGAGTTTGAATGTGGAAACATGACAGCATTTGGCTGTGGTCGAATGGATTCAGTAAAAGAGTTAATGCTACTGGAACAAATAGAGAATAACGAAGAACTGGATTTAAGCAGAGTTTGTAAGAATCAATGTTGTAAAGACTGTGATAATCTTAATAAATGTGGTTATACATGTGGCAGAATTAGTTGGAAGGATCCAGTAGAAGAATTTAAGCAAGAAGAAATAAAACAAGTTGATTATGAACAACTGACATTCTTTTAGGAGGGAATATGATAAAGACGCAATTAATAAACGATAACTTTCAAAACTATAAAAGATATGGAATACCAAAGGCACAATTAGTAATAGCTGATATTCCATATAACGTAGGAGTAAATGCATACGGAAGTAATCCAGAATGGTATGTAGGTGGAGATAATAAAAACGGTGAAAGTAAAAAAGCTGGAAAGATGTTTTTTAATACAGATAATAATTTCAACATAGCCGAATACTTTCACTTCTGTAATAAATTACTTATAAAAGAGCCTAAAGAAAAAGGTAAAGCTCCAGCAATGATTGTATTTTGCGC